CTATGCACGTCGGTGCTTCTTCGGACTCTCCCGATTCCGCAAGGGAGCTGAAACGCAGTCACCAGAAGAGTTATACAAGTTGTATCACGATAAAAGTACAGCCAAATATCTGATCACTCTGAAAGACCGGTTTACACAACTAGCCAACCCAGCGACGTTCAACCAAGTCCTGCAAATGAAGAAAGAGGTGATGCTAGCCTGGTATGAATATCGTATCTGGTGCAACAAACAAGCAGCAAAGCTCTCAGAGTATGCTGAAGTCCGCAAAGCAGAGATTGTCCATCGCTACTTTAAGGTCGCCAAACTTGCCGCGGTATATGCATACATTGACAAATCTCCGTATATTGGTATGGAGCATCTGCACTTTGCAATCGCAATGGCAGAGCAGAGTGGTGTAGCACTCCAGGGCATTCTCAATCGTGAGAAAGCCTACGTAAAGCTGTGCAATTATATCTGTACAATCGACAAGGAACTAACCCAGGCTGATCTCTATGAGGACCTGCCCTTTTACAAAGGCTCGGAGCAAGCCAAGCGTGAAATGCTCAACCTGGCTACAGCGCATGGTTACAAGAATGGAATGTATATCACGTCTGAAATCATCGACGGTATTCAATTCCTGTCTGGCAAAAAGGTGCAAGAGACTGACATTAACAAAGTTAAGCTTGCCTTCAGTACTCAAATTACCGAAGGCTATCGGAACCAGGAAGTCTCCTTCGATAAACTACACAAGCTGATTGAACAAAAGGGTTACCACTGGGTAAACCACTTCTTACGAGAAGGTTACCGCGATGAAGACCATGTAGTCGAAGACGCAAACCTGATCGTTCTAGATGTGGAAAACTCCGTGGACTTGGATACCGCGAAGCTCCTCCTTAAAGACTACTCGTGGCTCATACACACCACTAAGTCACACACGGATACTTCGCACCGTTTTCGGATTATTCTGCCGATGTCCCACCACTTCGAATTAAACAAAGCGGACTACCGGGATTTCATGCGAAATATCTACGAATGGTTACCCTTTGAAGTTGATCGAGCAACCCACGATAGATGCCGTAAGTGGTTGACTTGGAACGGAAATCACTGGTACAATAAGGGCGAATTGTTGGACACTCTGCAGTTCATTCCGAAAACCAAGAAGGCTGATGAGCGTAAACAAACTCTCGCCAGTCAGACCAACCTGACCGCCCTGGAAAGATGGTCTATCAATCAAGCTGGCAAAGGCAATCGGAACCATACATTGGCCCGTTATGCTTTCACACTGATCGAACTCGGGCACTCCTTCGACGCCATTAGGGCGCAAGTGTTCGACATGAATCAGAAGCTTAATGAACCTCTGGACGACTCGGAGATTCACAGTACTATTCTCACTTCCGTCACTCGACGTATCACAGAAAGAGGTAAGTAAATATGTCAATGAACAAACGGCTCGTACTTATCGCAGGCAAATCCGCGTCTGGCAAATCCGCCAGTCTGCGTAACTTGAGAGTCCCTGAAGGGGTTCTCTTCCTGAACTGCGAAGCAGGGAAGGATCTGCCAATGCCAGCTAAGTTTCGCAAACTGACGGTCACAGATCCCTACCAGGTGTGGGACGCCTTCGACAAAGCAGAGCAGTCAGAAAAGATCCACACGCTCATCATTGACACGTTCACGTTCTTGATGGACATGTTTGAAAGCGTCCACGTTCTTCCGTCTACCAACACAATGGCCGCCTGGGGACAGTATGCTCAGTTTGTTAAGACGCTCATGCAAGACAAGGTGGCCAACTCCACAAAGAATGTTATTGTGCTGGCACACACGATGGACATCCTTAATGAAACCGAAGGTGTCATGGAAACCCTGGTGAAAGTAAAAGGATCTACCATGAACCAGGGCGTAGAAGCATTCTTCTCCACTGTGGTTTCTTGCAAGAAACTCACGCTCAAGAAGCTGGAGAAATACAAGAACCCACACCTCGTCATTACCCCTGAAGAAGAAGCCGTTGGCTTCAAGTACGTGTTCCAGACTCTTCTGACAAAAGAAACTGTGAACGAGCGCATCCGGAGCCCTATGGGACTTTGGACTCGAGAGGAGACCTTTATTGATAACGATGCACAATTTCTACTGGATCAACTGAACCAGTACTATGCGTAGCCCCGACTCCGTCGGGTTTTAGACTGACGTTAGGTCAGTTTCTTCACTTTCCCTAAGCAAGGAGCTCTTATGAGTATTGCAGCACTTCAACTCGGCGCCAATGTCGAGAAAACGAACGAGGACGTAATCGTAACAGGCGGTTTCCTGTTGCCAACCGGCCTCTACCCGATGGTCATCGAGAATGCTTATCTCGACAAGACCGACACGGGTGCAATGATGATGCACGTGCATCTGAAACGCAAGACGGGTGGGAATCAAATATATCGATTCTCGAACTGCATCGTCTCTGGTGATGCGAAGGGTAACAAGCCGACCTATGCTAAGGACGGCAAGGAATACCCATTACCTGGTTACAGTCAAATGAACCAGATCTGTAAGATCGCCGGTGAGATCTCCCTGGGTCAGATCGAACCAGAGAAGAAGCTGGTGAAGCTGTATGACTTCGAAGCAAAGACCGAAGTACCACGCGAAGTCCCCGTTGTAACCCAAATTGTCGGCCAGGAGATCCTAGTTGGCATTCGTCTCCGTCGTGAGAACAAACGCAGCTTGTCGAACGGTAAGTGGGTCGACACCAATGAAGCTCGTGAATTCAACGAGATCGACAAGGTATTTTACCCGGACGGCTTCACTGTGACTGAGAAGGCTGCAGAAGCCGAAGAAGCAGCCTTCGTTGGGAAGTGGCAGTCAGCTAACCCGGAAGGCACCGTTATCGACAAGTTCAAGCCTGTCGCTGGCGGAGCCACCTCTGGCAAGGCTGCCGCTGCTACTGCCTCTGTGGCAGCTGCTGCACCCGACGACTTGTTCGCCGACTGATGCAGTATATTGGAATCGATCCAGGAACAAAGGGAGCTCTTTGTCTCCTGGATCTTTCCGTCTCCACCCCTCTCTTCATTAGCCTGGATCCTAAGGGGCATCCTGCTCAGGCCATCTTCCTACTGCTGCAAACGCAGATGAAAGAAGGCCCAATCCTGGCTGCTATTGAAGATGTCCATAGTCTCCCAGGAATGTCCGCCAAAAGTAATTTCACCTTTGGTGGAATGCTCTGGAGGATCCGTACAATCTTGGATTGTTTAGATCTCCGTTACGAACTAGTGCAGCCTAAAGTTTGGCAAAAGACTGTAGGAGCTCCGACACGCAAATTCCTAGGAAATGAAATGGACCTAAAGGTCGCAGTCGCAAACATGGCTGAAGGTTTTTACCCGGAAGCGCAGTTGCACGGGCCTTTAGGCGGTCTATTAGACGGCCGTTCCGATGCTCTCATGATCGCCCATTACCTAAAACTCAAACATGGAGGCCTATGATGGAATACAAGCCCATCATGCGCGGTCAACGCCGCTCATTTCGTCGACACTTGAGTGATATTGGTAAGCCCAAGTACGAAGTTGGCGACAAAATCGGACACTTCGAAATCATCCGCTATGAAGGTCACTCTGAAATCAACAAACGCAACGCACAGCACATGTCAAAGTCTCAACATTGGTATCGCTGTCGGTGCATCTGTGGAAATGAAGAGCATCGCTCTCAACAAGAGCTAGTGGATCCACGTCGAGAACAGAAATGTTTTCACTGTCGTAACGCTCATCTAGAGCTAAAAGAGGAGCAATAATGCTTACCATTCTCTTGGATCAAGCTGCCATTGAGGAGGCACTCACCAATTATATTGGTGAAACCACACTAGGTGTGGACCTCAGCAAAAAAGAAGTTAGCATTAAGCTAACCGCTGGACGTAGTGGCCACGGCCATCGTGCCGAAGTCACTATTGCTTCCTGTGATTCTGACGCTGAAGACGAGTCGGAAAGCGATGCAGAAAAGTCCCTCCTTCCTGCTGCCGACGAAAACGAAGCTGAAGAACCTGTTGTTGGTCCTTTCGACTGATAGCTCTCTCTGTATAGCTGGTGACAAGCCAATAGGCACTAAAACCAGAACTGGATAAAGAAAGCCCAGTATCAGAGATTTTTTTGGAGACAACCATGAAGGATTTCGTCCAATTTGCACTGCTGCTAATTGTGGCCTTCGGACTCATAGCAGCTGTACCGATTCTCGGCATTACCGTAGGTGTTGGCCTGGGAATTTGGTTTCTTTGGAATGCCTACAAGGAAGAACGCAATGCACATCGAGAAGACCCCTGAAGAGCTTCAGGCCCAGAACCAGTGGCTTAGCAATGTCAATAGCAAGCTCGTAGTCATGATAAAAAATGCCGCGGATGTCCTACAGGAATATGTCCAGTCACTGGATCAGATCCTGGTAGCACTCCGAGAGACTCAGACGATATACTTAAGATTGCATCAGGATCTAACGGAGGCGCTCAATGAGCCACCAAATACCACCAATACTGAACTTCAGCAACCCGACCAAGGATATGCTTCAGAGAGAGGGTCAGAACCCGATCTCAGCGATAGTAGCTGCAATCCCGACCCATTCGGAACTAGTGATGCAGGCTCTCCGGCAACTGAATGAAACACTGCTGATGTACATGGATGCCGAGAAGATCGTCCTTCTGTTGGATGACCAGATTCAACTCACTAGTGGAAAGATCTTGCCTCTAAGTGAGCAATCTCTATTCTTTTCACTTACATACCCCACAGCTCCAGCTCGAATATTTGAGATGGAACTAAGTGCACCACCAAACACAACCCTGCACTAGGAGTCACCATGTCTGTACATAATGTCCAAGAAAGTGTCCTGCTTTACTTCAAAGAGGGCTCTTCGGACAAGGTTTATAGCGCCACCTTAGAAGACGTAAACGAGAGTTACCTCGTGAACTTCTCCTATGGACGCCGCGGGAAACCCATGAAATCGGGTACCAAAACGCCGGCGCCAATACCGTACGAACAGGCCAAACGAGCCTACGATAACCTCGTTAAAGAAAAAATGGCCAAAGGTTATGTCTTGGACGAGAACGTAGCCCCATTTGTAGGCTCTGTGAAGGGCCCAGAACGCACGAATTACCTTCCCCAGCTCCTAAATCCCATCGAGCTAAATGACCTCCCAGAGGCCCTTACAAGGGCTCGTGGAGAGCTTGCTTTGCAACTTAAGCATGACGGGGAGCGCAGGATAGTCGTCGTGACTCAGGACGAGATCTATGGCAGCAACCGGAAAGGTTTAAGAGTGCAGCTTCCAACCGATGTAGTTGAGGCCCTTCGGACAGTCATCTACGGCATTTCTCAGCAACGTTTAGTACTCGATACTGAGGATATGGGATCCCATTTGGTAATCTTTGACGTTCTGGAATGGGATGAGAACCTGACCTCAAAGCCTTTCTTACAGCGTGCTGCGTATTTGAACCAGCTGAGAGGCCTGGACAGTTCGCTAGCACAGTTCCTGTATGTCGACATCCCAACCTTTTATCGGGACATGTACGACATAGTGAACTTTATTCAGCAAGCGGAGGCTCACAATGCCGAAGGCGTTGTACTACGCGATCCAGCAGCCCCCTACACAGCCGGCCGGCCGAATAGCTGGGGCCCGTGCCTCAAGCTGAAGTTCTACGCTACAGCTACCTGTATCGTGGAATCAGTGCATCCCACGAAGAGCTCAATTGGGCTCGAGATGGTTGACCACACGAAAGGTCCTGGACCTAGAGGACAGGAGCAGATCCACACCGTTAAGGTAGGCAATTGCACAGTTCCACCGAACTACACACTACCGAAGGTGGGTGACCTGGTTGAAATCAAGTATCTCTACGCTTACCGCGGTGGCGCCTTGTACCAACCTCAGTACAAAGGTATTCGACAGGATGTCGAGATCACAGCGGCTAACATCGGACAGCTCAAGT